ATTACAGATTCACCTACTCCTACAAAGTAAACCCTAATTATAAATGTAGTATACCCTAATGAACAAGGCGTACCAGTACCTGGGGTATATGTATGTTGTGTAGTAGTAGATGTTGTTGTAGTAATATTATCTGTATTACCATCTCCCCAATCTACAATTATCTCTTGAGTTCCAGAATTTTGTGTAAATTCAGTAGTTATTGAACAATTAGAGTCACCTAAATCAGTCATTAAAAATTGAACTTCATTCGTTACATCTGTAATCACGGGCCAATCAGAAGGTCTTACCCATTCAGCAGGTCCTGTTGTTCTTTGGAAATAATTTTGTACGGGTAAATTTACTGCCATAATTATACTGTTGGGAATATTGTTATTTCACCTGTTATATTTGATTGTGGTGGGAATAATGAGAAAAATGAACTTGTACCTGAAGATACATTAACTTGACTTTGTAATCCACATGTAGTAACTTCAAGATAACTTGCAGTATCGGGAGTAAAGTCAACTCTTGTATTTGTGTTTATATTCGCGTTGGTAAAGGTATAAGCATAAAATCCACTAGATGTAACCCAAGATCCAGATGCTAGAGTTTGGGAAGTTAGTTTATATATTGATCCACCACCTCCACTACTTGGGGCGTAAGATGCACTTACCGCGTAACTAGCAGAAATAGTATTAACTATAACACCATTTGGCATCTTATATCTTGCTATTTTATCAACTAGATCATAAAAATATGATGATGTTGGTACACTAGTCCAATCAGAGGAACCATTAGTTGTATAACTATAGTTAGTTGCTGCTACTTGTGAAGATCCTGTTAATATTGTTAATGCCATTTTATTTTATTTTAATTTAATAAGTTCTACAAATGCATCAAAATCTGCTTTTTGTTCTACCGTCATATCTACATAATCAAGTTCCGTAAATGATTGAGGAATAGCATCTTTAATTCCGTAAAACTTCATGATTCTTGGTATTGGATTGTATATATTTACAGATAACAATTCTTGTGTATCTGAAAATTCATTCATAAAGAAATCATATTCTGCTGTTAGAGGATAAATTTCTTTTTTGTTTGCTAATTCATCGTAAGCGTATATCTCTATACCCATTATGTCAATCTTTGTAACTGTTTCCATATTTTATAATTTTATATTACCTTGGTTATCTTCGGTATTAGTTAAGGTTTGTGTTATAAAAGAACTTATTGGTGTTGTTGCTCCTAAATATGAATTATGAGAATAGCTAATTGTAGCAGCAACTCCACCACTATCAATACATGCTGCAGAAGCATTTGTTACTCTTAAAAATACATTATTTAAAACTGAGCTATTTCCAGAAGACCATTGTTGGAATGCGTGACCTCCAGCATTATTCCATTTTGAATATGCAACTCCTCTATATAATTTTAATCCTACATATCCGAATACCGCAACACTTGAAGTAGATTCGTGTGAACAGTCATAATGTTCTGCTGATGTTCCAGATGCAGTACCATATCCCGATGAAGAGATAAATTTACATTGATAAGCAAAATATCCGTTTCCGCTTATTCCTGCCCCAGATGTTGATATACCAATACATTGATGGAGTTCTGTTCCAGAAGAAGAAGTGCTTATTGCATTGCCCGTTGTTGATATGCCTATTGAATGGAAAAACTTTCCTCCTCCAGAATCTAATCCAGCTCCAGTTGAACTTTTTCCATAGGAATTATAAATATTTCCAGTTGCAAGTTGAACATAAATTCCAAATCCTGAAGTATTTGCTATTCCTCTACAATTTATTACATTTCCAGTATTTGCATATATAGCATTTGAATTTGTACTTTCAATATAACTATCATATAAGTTTCCAGTATTAAATAAAACACCTGAGCTTGAATTTGTACCAACAGCAGAGACCCCCCATAAATTTCCTTGATTTAAAATGCAAGTTCCATTAGTATTTCTAAAAAATACACCACTACATTTTATTTCGGAAGTTGTTGATGTTATAGATAAGCACATGTTTGCAACATTTGATGCTGTTGTACCTAGTGTTCTAATAAATTTTATATTGTGAATTTCGCAACTTACAGCAACTCCATTATCAATTAAAGCATTGCTTGTTCCTGAGTTACTTAAAGTGTATGTATGTCCATTTCCATTTATATTTACACCTGTCTTTAGAGTAACACTAACTGCTCCAGTTTCTGTTACATCTGCAAACATTTCTATTACTTGACCACTAGATGCTGCGGTCATTGCCAATGTCAATGTTGTGTAATATGTGTATACTCCACTTGAATTTGAAATACCAAATATACCGGAAGGAACTCCGGTTATACCACCAGTTACTATTAAAGAACCTGTAATAGTTGTAGTTCCAGCACCATTCACTGATATTAGATTTGCAGTATCCGCACTATTCCTAACTCTAAAAGCTATATCAGTTGAAAGAGCACCTTGTGCTTTTACGTCTAGTTTTGCTCCTAAAGTTGCAGTTCCAGGATATCCAATACCAACATAATGTGAAGCATCTTTTCTAATTGCAATATTTCCAGCACCATCTGATAGTACCGCAGTATTTGATACTGCACCTACTACACTGTCGCCTCCAATTATTGTGTTATAATTTCCAGTTGTAACTCCACTACCAACAGTTCTATATCCTAAATGAATATTAAAATTTCCTGTTGTCATCCCAGCACCTGCAGATTGACCTACAGAAACATTATAGCCACCTGTCCCAGCCCCGGCACTAGCACCTATTGCTACAGTTCCATTTCCTCCAGTTGTTGATGTTGTTTGACCTATAAAAATTCCGTTAGTTGCATTAGATGATTGACCCGCAGCGAAACCAATAAATATACAATTATCAGCAGTAGTTCCGTATTGACCAGCGGCATAGCCTATATATACATTATTAAAACCAGCTGCATTAATTTGTCCTGCTCCGTATCCTATAGCTGTATTACCTGCACCTGCTGTTAATTGCAAAGCACCCCACCCCACACCTGTATTTTGTCCTGATGTTGTATTTGTTGTTAGAGTATTATATCCGAATGCTGTATTGTTTGGACCCGTTGTATTTGCTGTTAAAGCAAGTTCACCATATGAAGTATTTGAAGAAATAAATCCTGCTCCATTTGACCATATTTGACCTTTACCAGTTATAGTAATTATATTCGCGGTATTTGCACTATTTCTAACTTGAAAAGGTATATCAGTTGAAAGTGCACCTGCTGCTTTTATATTAATAGATCCAGTTACTCCTAATGATCCAGTTATTCGTGCTGATCCCGTGTATGGAAATGCGGCTCCACCACCAGATGAAGGCGCCCACGATGCACTTACAGCATACGATGATGAAGTTGCCATAAAGGCATTAAGTGCTATAGTTGAATAACTTGCACTTAAAGCATATGAAGAGCTTAATGATTGGGATGCATAACTTGCTGTTCCGGTTAATGAACCTTTTATACCACCAGTAACTATTAAAGAACCTGTGATGGCGGCACTTCCGGAAAATGATAATGTATCAAAATCAAAATCTACATTTCCTGCTGAAACATCTAAAACTGATCCAGTACCACTACCCGATAATATTAAAGATCCGGATAGGGTTAGTATACCAATATCAGTTGTTGTATTAGATACTAGTACAGTCTCTATTGATTGACCTGCACTCCCTGATTTTTCTACAAAGATTTTACCATCGGGTACATTTATAGCAATCTCACCTACATTTAAAGATGAGGTGGTAGGAACGCTTCCTGGGGTTAAACTTCGTTTATGGAATATATTATTTGGCATCTAATTATAAATATGTGTTATGTTATATGTGTTATACTTGTCTACTTAATGTGGTTTGGAATGCTTGAACTGCTGTGTAGTAGTTATTTGATTCTGTATCTGTTAAACCATCCCCAATTGAAGAAAAAGCTATCTCTCTATTTTGGTATTCTGGGGTTCCATTAAGATTTAATGAGCCAATATATGCACTTACAGTACATAATCCTGTTGTGTTAGTATTGGATGTTTGGTTTATTATACTATTTCTAAATATTTTATATTGTGCAAAAATTACCCTTGTATTTATCCAAAATCCTCTTGAATCTGTACTTACAGCATTTCCTCCAGCACCACTGTTATTTCTTGATTCTTGAATTCCGGAACTAAATTTAGGGTTTGTATATAATCCATTAGTTACCCCCGCATTATAGCAACCAAAAATACCTCCTGAAGTTGTATCAGTTCTTATATAACCAGACATATGTACTGAGTCTAGTTGTAGGGTTGTGCTAGGTATTAAATTACTATCTGCGTATCCATTAGTTCCATTAGGTAAAGCACCAGTAGCGCTATGCGTCCACCCTCCACTAAAAGTTAATCTAAAGGCCGCATTTGTATCTAATGGGTTTTTAAGATTAAATTTATGAGTAGAAGCAGTTCCTCCAACGAATGGATAAATTGCATTCATCTTTGTCCAAAGTCCGTATCCTTTTAAACTAGTTACAAGTGTATTTACGGCATTTGCTTGTGTTGTATCTGTAATGACAGCTGCGTTTAAGAATGCTTGAGCGTCTGAATCGGAAACTATTGGTACACCAACTTGTCTTCCTAGTGTTGTTTGGAAAGTTTGAACTGCTGTGTAGTAGTTGGCTGCTTCTGTATCTGTTAAACCATCTCCAATAGATGAGAAAGCGCATTGACGATTTTGGTATTCAATTAGACCACTATTTGCACCTATTACTAAATTAGCACTAGGTAAAGCTTGTGCTTGAGTTGCTGTGTTTGTACCTAATACTGTTGAATTTCTATATAATTTATTACTTGTTATATTTATTCTACTTCCTATAAAAAGACCTTGTGTACTTCCTGCATAACCGATAGCAGTATATGCTGGGTATACATATTGAACTGATAAACCTGTTGATAATGATGCAAAATATGCCGTTAAAGCAAGATTAGGTCCTGAGGATGTAGAGCCCACATCCACACCACTTAAGCTTGTGTCTTGTGTGCGCGAATAAAATGATAGGTGAGTATTGTTGAGTGTTAATTGAATATTTGGAACTAATTTTGTATCCGCATATGCGTTCGTTCCATTTGGTAATGCCCCATTAGTAGAATGTGTCCAACCACCATTAAACACCAATCTAAAAGCAGCGTCGGTATCTAAAGGATTCTTTAAATTAAATTTATGTTGGCTTGCTGTGCCTCCTACCATAGGATAAAGAGCTTTCATTTTTGTCCAAACACCGTATCCTTTTAAATTAATAACTAAGCTATTGATAGCTGATTGTTGTGTTGGATCTGTGATAGCTGCTGCTGTGATGAATGCTTGAGCATCCTGATCAATTGTACCACTAGTATATACACGCATTCTACCTGTACCACCGCTTAATCGTAAGCGACCGTTTCCTCCATTAGTATTTGATAATGTTAGTCCCATATTTAATAAAATCCTGCGTCTATAAAAGATGCTGTTAGTGAGTATGAAGCGGTTCCTTGTAATGATCCTGTTATACCGTTTGTAGTAGTTAGGGAACCTGTGACTATTACACTACCAGTTATTAGGGCTGATCCTGTTATTACTAGTGTATCTGCGTTGGTTGAGAATACTGTTCCTAAAACATTTGAGACTGTTAAAGACCCAGTTATTGTAGAGTTATTCTGTGATATGAGCCCGTTTCGAGCTACAAATTCATTTGCCATGTGTTAGTCTTTAGTTCACTTTCCCTAAAGTGGGGTTATCTATAAATATCGTTAATTTATGTTACCGTATAATATGTTGAATATTGAGCGTAATAGTTTTGTAAAATATTAGCATCACTTAAAACAACATCATATGATAATATATTATTCATCAATCCAACCCAAGTTTTACTTTGATCTGCACCACCACCAATTGTTACATTTGTTGCTGCATTCAAAGAATTACCTGAGTTTGATGTTCCTGTTCTGTTTAGTACTCCATTAATATATAATTTAACTCCACCAGTTGATTTTGTTCTAGTTACAGCAACATTAACCCAAGTTCCTGTATTTACTGAGAGAACTGTTGCTGGAGCTGCATCACTAGGACCGGCTCCAAAGCCTAATTTAGCTGATTGGTTTACTCCAAATCCAAAGTCATTACTGTTTCCAAGTGTTTCTGCTGAAACTATTTGCATGTATCCGTAATGGTTATTATTATTACCTACACTAGTAGTGTTAATCCATGCTTGTATTGTAAAGTCATCCCCATAGAAATTTGTAGCTGTAAAGTAACCTCCACTAAAACATTTGATAGGACTTGCAACATATGTACCTGCGCTTTTTGTAAAATTATGACCTGTATCACTTAAATCAGTCCATATATTTCCAGTACCTGGGTAGCTAGAGGGATTTCCTGCATCTAAATTTAACCATAAACTAGATGTAACAATACTTGGTGTGGTGGTAGAAAAGTTAATACGACCAGCATTAGAATTATTTATAAAACTAATCCCACCTGTTCCGTTTGTATTTAGTAGTGTTATTGGCATATTATATATAAGTAACTAACATTTTTATATTCCATGCTGATGTTGCTGCTACTGCATTAATTTGTAATTGACTTGTCACTATTGTTGAGGAAAATACTATATCTGCTGTATTTCCTATATCTGTTGTTGATGTATCTGTATATGTAGTAGTAGTTCCGTTCCACGTAGTCCAAAATTCTCCGGATCTTGCATTTACCCCATTATATAAAGTATATTTTCCAAAAGCTGATCTGTAAGATCCTGTTATTTGGGTAAACAAGTTATTTGATCCCACTATTGTGGAAGCAACTGTTGCAAAATCTGTTAGTGTTTGATCTAAACGTAAAGTACTAGTTATTACAAAATTAGAAGCAGACAATGCATTTGTTGCAGTTGCAGCTGTAGTAACATAAGATGCAGTACCCGCGAATTGTGATGTATTTGAACCAGTATACGCGTTAAAAGACGCAGTTGTAACGAGCGAACTTGTGTCTACAGTTCCACCTCCTCCACCTCCGCCAATTGCAGAAGATGCAGTATAGTACAGTTGACCAGTTGTTGTGTTAACTAATATAACATTTGATTGAGCAACAGAAGTTAATCCTTTTAAAAATACTGATCCAGAAACTGTAAATGATCCTGATATGGTGGGTTGAAATATTTTCATTTTATGCGTGTTGTGTTACTACTAATGATATTGAAGGGGTTGCAGGTCTTGTTGGAGATGTTCCTGTTCCAGTGTATGGAAAAGAAACTTGTGTACTAGCTGCTCCATACATTATTTCAAAATACGAACCTGATTCTAAATATATTAAAGTATTTCTTGATGCTAGTAAATCAAATGCATCTTGTGGGATTGTTCTGATATTGTTGCTATTAGCTGCGTTTACTTCATTAACTCTAATCCATGTATAGGAATCATAGTTATTAAAACTACTTCCATTGGTAACTTGTGCTGAGTATTGTATGTTCCACCATCCTGTCGTATTTGTTGTAATTCTAGATCTTCTACTTCCTGATAATTCTACTGTAAATATTCCACTATTATTCTCTATTGTACTAAATTGAAAAGGTAGGGGTGATGTTGCACTTGTTAGTGTCTGAGATGCTGTATGGTAAAATGAGGCATATTGAAATTGTTTGTGTCCATTTACAAAAAATCCGTCATTTATGTTAAGTGCTGATCCTGAATTTAGTGTTAGTGATCCTGATACTATTTGGTTTCCTCTAAAAGTATTTGAACCTGTTGTGGCAAATGAACCTGTATTAATTATCTGTACATTTAGAGCATGTGAAGCTGTTAAAGCGTATGAACTACTTAATACTGTTCCTACTATATTTGAAGAAGTTACATATGATGCAGTAACAGCATTTTCAGCCCAACTTGCAGTACCAAAGAATCTACTACTTGAAGGTATTGTTATGCCAGTTGCATCTATTATTGCTGATAAACTTCTACTAATTGCTCCATTAGCATATGTGTAGAATACTGCTCTACTACCGTAACTGGATGTTGAGTAATTTTCTGTAGCTTGAAATTCTAAAGATGTTGGCACAGCTCCTACTACCGGAAAGTAGCTACTTGTTGCATATCCTAGCCCAGCAAACCTAACTAATGTATCTCCTAATAGAGTTGGTGTTGGTAATGCTGCGGTTCCCCTAGCATGTCTACCTGCATAAATTGCTCCTATGTTTGTTCCAAATCCATCAACTGTTATCCTTGCAGCTTGAGCATCGTTACTAGTAACGTGAATCATTCCACTAGGATTAATTACAGGTTGATAAGAACCTGATGTATTTCCTATAATACTAAATGCCCCAATATCATTAGCTGGAATAAATGGTACTATTAATCTTGTTCTACCTGTAGTATCAATTCTAAATGGATTTGTTGAACCACTAGTTATTTGAAAACCTGCTGATGAAATAGAAATATTACCCGTCTGATTTGATATAGTTGCAGGTGGGTTGCCTGGAGTATCCGATTGTATGCTAATAGATCCGGACTGCACATAAATTGACTTCCAAGGTTGTGTTTCTGATCCTAAGTTATAGGAACTAGAAATTTGGGGAAGAATATCACCAAAAATAAGTATGCTACCGGTCATGGTGATACTACCTGTTAAGGTTGTATTTCCAAATAAGGTATTATTCCCTATTTGTACAGTTGATCCTGTTACTGAGAAAGAACCTGTTAGTATGTTATTTCCTTTAAATGTTTGTGATCCACTTACGTTGATACTTCCGCTTAGTACGGTATTACCAACTAATGTGTTATTTCCAGTTTGAAGTGTTGAACCGGTTACTGAGAAAGAACCTGTTAGTATGTTATTTCCTATAAATGTTTGTGATCCACTTACGTTGATACTACCAGATAATACGGTATTACCAATCAATGTGTTATTTCCAATTTGTGTAGTAGAACCACTTACTAATAATGAACCAGTTATTGTTATAGGACCTATAACTGTTAATGAATTCGAACTTGATACTATAAGAGAACCTGTTATAGTTTGGTTACCTTTAAATGAATTTGAACCTGTAGTTGCAAATGAACCAGATTTAGCTACAAATACTGGGTCTGTTTCGTTATATACAGATGCCGTACTAGCATATGTTGAAAATAAAGCATATGAAGCTGAGTATGCATTTCCTGCTACTCCACCTACCATTCCTACTGCAAATCCACTCTCCAATGTTGGGAATGTAATTGTAGCACTTGCCGTATTTGTTAATACTATATTTTCTGGTATAATTTGGTTATAGTTTGAATCAAATACTGTAATTGTTGGTGTGCGAATTCCTAAACCATGATTAAATACCCAAGTATCAGAATTAACAAATGATTGGGTAATATTTGATCCGGAGATAATAGTGACTCCACCCCCACCCGAAGATATTACTGTAACATTCCCAGTCCCTCCAGGAGGCAATAATGTAATGCCTGCTCCAGCAATTATACTAGTTACACCACCATTTCCTGCGTTTGTTGCATAATTAGCTGCTAAAGCACTATCTGCAATTATAGCATGAGAAGCACTAGTTGAAGTGTCTGAAGTTGATGAGTTAAGAGCATATGAAGCACTTATTGCATTTTGTGAATTTGCTGCTAGTAAAGCGTATGATGAGGTTATTGAATTTGATGCTGTAACAGCATTTCTTGCCCATGAAGCAGTTCCGTGTAAAGATCCAGTTATTTCAGCTTGCCCAGCAGGTGTAAGTTTTATAATTGGTTCCTCACTTGAACTATTAAAAAAGTTTACATCGTATCCATCATTAATATTTCCAATCCACATATTGTGGCTATGTGCATATAGATATGAATCATTATCTCCACCTAAGAACCCATTAAAGTTCTCACTGTTAATACCCATATCAATATAATTATCTGCTTCACTCCCATTATTAGCTGTGGCTACAATATCGGATGATGCTGCTGTTCCTTGATTGGTATTTTGTATGTTTAATTGTAAATAGTTATCTAGATTACCTTTTCCAGAAACTACGTTAATGGATGTTGGATGCGGTTGCCAAACATATAATGCTTCTGGATTAGCTGTTGTATTATTATCTTGGTTAATTATAATACTAGTTGATCCTGATTGATATATTGAGCTAGTAGCTAATGTTGTATCTGTAATAAAATACGGGATATGAGTTGCTGTACCTCCCAATATATTAGATGCAGTTTCAGCAAATACTGCATATGAAGCCGTTCCTAAGAGTGAGCCTGTTATGGATGGTGCTATTAAAGAACCAGTAACTGATAATCCATTTGTTATTCTAGCAGACCCAGAAACGTCTAGTTTGTATGTTGGTGAAGTTGTACCTATACCAACGTTATTCGTTGATGTAATACGCAACGCTTCACTACCAACACCTGTAAATAGTTTTATTCCAGAAAATCCTGCTATATCAGTTGTATTAGCTCCTGATGCTATGTTAATGTAATAAGCACTTGAATTTGAAGCATATATTCTTTTATTATTCGATAAAACTATATTATCAGAAAAATTGGCAACACCATCTCCTTGCACAGACATTAGATCAGTTGTATTTGCACTATTTCTTACTTTAAATGCTATGTCAGTTGATAATGCACCCTGTGCTCTTACATCTAGTCGAGCTAATGGAGTTGATGTTCCTATTCCTACATTACCTGCGTGTGTAATTCGCATCCTATCAGTAGCATTTGTTGCTAACGTTAGATATGAATTAGTTGAAGAAACACCATCTCCAGATAGGTATGTATATGAAGCTCCGGCATCCATGTCTCCTAAAAAGAAACCATAAATTGTCCAAACTTCATTAGCATATATAGGTCCGGCAACATCCAATGTGTTTCTAGGTGTTGTGGTTCCTATACCTATGTTGTTATAAAGCCCATTATATATAGAAGAAGTTCCAATTGAATTTACTCCTATGAATTTAGGTACATAATTATTTACACCTAGTATATTTGTTGAATATGATGATGTTAAAGCATAAGATGAAGTTCCAAATAAAGATCCTGTTATACCACTCGTTACATTTAAAGATCCTGTTATTTGTTGAGATCCAGAAACTAATACTGTACCAATTAAAGTTTGTGTATCATTTGTTGCATCTCCAAATTGGTTTGAACCAGAAGAATATATTACAGATGCTGATTCATACTGTACATTTAAAAATGAAATAGATGCTGTTCCGTTAATAGTTACATTACCATCAATAGTTCCACCTGTTAAAGGTAAATATAAAGGAGCATAAGAAGCAGTATCGGCATATGAACTAGATAAAGCATTAGTAGCATATGATGATGTTCCTAAATGTGCTCCTTGAAATGATCCTGAAAATGACCCGCTTATACTATATGATCCTGATCCTAATTGTTCTGGTTTAATTATTGCCATTAGCTACTAAATTTTCCTATTGCTACTACTTCATCCGTTGGGCTAAAACTATAACCTAGTTGAGAAGCATCTATTATTAATGTTGTTATTCCAGAAGATTCTGTAAAAGAAACTATAGCTGCTAGTTCTATTAGAGTACCATTACAAAATATATTAAAATTGTTTATGGAAGTTGTAGGTAAACCTGATGGTGCTACTAGCCAACCGCTATTAAAAGTTACAGTTGTTAAACTCACATAAGTTCCTAATTTCTGTATGTTTGTATTTAAATATGTTAACACGTTTGGATCTATGGAGGTTTGATTTATTACTATAATTTGTCCATCTATAAATATTGGAGAATATGGTTTGGGTTTAATGGGTGGGTTTGAAATTGAATCAACTGTCTCTAAACCAATAGTAATTTTAGATTTACTGTTGTATTTTTTAATTGCTGTTACATCTTTCTGTAATACATCAGGTACTACATATCCATTTATAGTTAGAGTAAATGTGCTTCTTACAACTCGCTCATCATCTTGATTTAATTCTGTTATAGTAGCAAAACTATCGATATTTGCTTTAAATTTAAATCGTTCCGGATCACCCCAATATGAATTGGATGAGTAGTTGATTGCTTCTATTATCTTGTTTAGTTGTTCTACGTAATATGTTTGGATTATAAAACTATATGTTAATGTTATATAATCGGGTACTACATTTGCAACAAATTGTTTTACAGGAATCCTGTTATTTAACACATCAAAATTTGAATATGAATTTTTTGGATTATATGCTTTTTGCCAAGATGTATATAAGTGTGGTGTATTAGCATCCAACTTATTTGTTATGGATCGATTATTCTCTATATTGTCTCTCTTGAATACAATAATTGGAGACATTATCTTACCATTTTTATCCTTATAATATCCATCCTTTTGTACTGATTTCCATTTTTCAGGAGCACCATATATAAGTGGAACAGGTATTCTTACACCATTTTGATGTACAAAAGGTTTAATTACATTTTCAAAATAGTAAAATACAGATTCATCTATATCCTGTATTCCTACAGAAAATGGTTTTACTGTATCTCCTTTAAATGATAGTTTTTCTGATCTGTTAAATTCAACACCACTTTGTTCTGTTGGAGTAAATTGTTCAAATGAAGTTTTCTCATTTGGATTACCTATAGATTCACCAGTTTCCGGATCAATATACGGATTCACCAAATCATTTGAGATTTGTTTTTGTGATTTCGTTCTTGGTTTTCTATATTGTGGCATATCTTATAATCTTTCTTTTGTAATCTGAACTCTATCTGCTGGGACGTAATGAGCAACACATGTAATGGATACACTTGTTCCAAAATTTTCTAATCCTGGGTTTAGTGGGTTTATTCCATTATCATCATAGTTAGGGAAATCTGGGTCTTTACCTACAAAGAATTGAATAGCATTTGTAGTATCTACTTCCCAATATGCATCTTGATACATTATGATATCTCCTACTTCAGGAATAACATTAGCATCAACCAAATCATCTCTAAAGAATCTAAATTCAAGATCCCATCCAAAACTAACACCAAAGTCATCTGTTGGTTGTGTTTGGTTACCAGCGGATATTAGAGCATTAAATATTACAGGTTCATTGTAAAATTTAGCACCGGAGGCTTCACCATACATGTTTACTTTAGTTTCATTTAATTTAAACTTATAGTAAATACATTGTTGAGTGATTATATCACCCATCAATTCTCTATTTAAGTATCTAAATAGTGAAATATCTCTTGCCCCTCCAAATAATGCCATTATCCTATAAAAATTAAGAATGGAACGTTATTTAATTCCTGTTGCAATGAAGCTGCTTCAGCTGCTTTTCTTTCTAGTAAACTTTGACGAGATGTACCGTCAAAATACGCTCTTAAACGCTCGATCAACGCAGTGCGTTCGTTAGTGGCCGCAGCTATCAAATCGCTTTGGTTTAGTGTTACTTCAGCGTTAGGGATTGGAATAGAGGAATATTTACCTCTAATATATCCTAAAATTTCTTTTACAATAGCTAAACCATATTCAAATATCCATTGTCTTCCAATAGAATTTATTTGACTATAAGTTGGATTTTCATATGGAACTTGAGATATACTTGAGATCACACTTCCAACACCACTATTAGCATATGGGTTGTTTCGATCTGATTTTTTAATATATTGAACCCACAACTCTGTCATCCCACCACCTGGGATTGGAAATATTTTTAAAGAGTTATTTATCAATTCAAATGAAAATTGTGATCGTCTAATTTGATCGTTAAACTCAATTGCTTGTAATTTTTGAAGATCGTAGTTAACAGGCATCATAAGAAAGTTTACAGCTGGGGAATATCCACCAAATCCGAAACTATCTAATAATTGCATCATACCTGTTCCTGTACCTGCATATGGGTCAAAATATCTTACGATTGCGGGAGCCGCCTCATAAAATACTCTTTTAATTTCTAGGTTACCTATTTCAACACCAACTTTATTTGATAAATCTATCAAACTATAGTTTTGTTTTCCTGGTGATAATGTAATTGATGCTGAGTACCACGTAACATTTCCTCCTACTCCTGCTTCAACTCCATATTGATCTGTTAATCTAATTTCAGCAGCTAGGTTTGGTTGAACTAATTGGTTATTTGCTGATCCAATAGTTGTGGACGCGCCTTGGAATGATAAAAAATTCTCTTGAGCTTGATATGCATACATTTCATTACCATATGTAGTAATAGCTTCTTCAAAAGCAGCATAGAAATTTAAATCTTGCAATTCAACATCTACAATAGGGTATCCTAATCTACGAGAACAAAATACCGCAAATTTATCTATATCTGTTTGGAACTGTGGATCATTGTCATAGAACCCAAAAGGTGTTTCTCCGGGTTGGAATGAACTTGAGCCAGGCCATATTGGTATATTCATATTCTTAAGAGTTTATCAATGTATATTCTATATTTGCACTACCACTAAGAGCATATGCTTTAACTGAACTTATATCATCTCCAAACGTTCCATTAAAATTACTAGAAGTAATATTTGAACTAACTATGAAAATAGATGTTGTTGGAGTTAACTCTTGTGTAAAGTTACCTTGAGATCCACTTGTGGTAATAGCAACGCTATAAGTATCATCTAGATTAGTAATACGAACATATTTTAAACTACTAGAAGGAAACGTACCAGCACCAGGTGTAGGACCATTTATATTAAATAAATCAACAGATGTTGTCTGCGGACAAGTTAATACTCTGCGGTCAACATTGGTTACGTTAGGTATAGTGTAAATTATTTCATTTTTAATTACATTATTCTTAACGGATTGTTCTTCTATTATTCTAACTTTAAAAGTTGTTGGAGTTAATGTAGATGCCATTTTATATTTTGTTATAAATATTAAAAAAGCATTTTAATTGCACTTTAATCTCTATACTCTTCAAATATGTTTAATATTTCCTCTAAAGCCTCATGACGGTGGTTTTTCTTCAATATCTTGCTTTTAACATTTTGTGTTCTAGCTTCCAATATTGGAAAAAATGCTATACCAGAATCTTTTTTAGTTCTCAAATCTATTTGAGCTCCATCTCCACAGAATACCATTTTACCTCCTTTACCCAATCGACCAATCATCATTTCGGTTTGCTTTAGAGTCATATTCTGGCATTCATCTACTATGATAAATGAGTTTGGGAATGTTCTACCTCGCATAAATGCAAATGGAACAATCTCTATTATACCATCTGCTACCATTTTCTCAATTTTTTCCTTATCATATAGCAAATATAGATTTGAATAAATTGGTGCGAGCCATGGATCCATTTTCTCATGTAGATTACCTGGTAAGAATCCTATATCTTCTTGTGATACAGTTGGGCGAGTAATGATTAACTTGTCCATTTCTTTTCTAAATACTAGATCTAGAGCAATTTGACATGCTAAAAGTGTTTTTCCACTTCCAGCCATTCCTTTAACTAAAGTAATAGGTGTGTTTAAAATTAAATCTTTAGCTTCTTTTTGTTCTTCGTTTAATGAAATTTTAAACTTGATAGGTCCTTTTGGTTTTCCTTTTGATTTAAAAACTTCTTGTGCTTCCGGTGTTCTATTAAAATCGCTCATATAACATTATTTTAATATACGTACAAAAAAAGGGCTGCAAAATGCAGCCCTTCTTATATTGTTATTATTTGTTTTCTGATTATACAGAAGCCAAGTCGCTAACAAAGATACGACCGTAAAATTCAGGACGGATCATTTTCTTAGCATAACGAGTCAACAAACCTTTACGTGGAGTAAACGTTTGTGGATCGTAAACCAATGGAGTCATGATTAACGGAATGTACGGAGCAAATACAGCGCCAGTTTCAAGGAATTGAGATCCTCTATAACCCATCAAGATAACATTTTCAGTCATGTATGGATTCTTGTAAACTGTATAACGGCTATTCATTTGACCAGCTTTTTGGATACCAAATGCGTAAGACGCTTTAGTAACATCACCATCAGATGATGCAGCAAATCCTGGGATTGATTCTAAAATCGTTCCTACAGATGGAGAACATACTACAAAGTTAGCACCACCACGAAGTGTTTTCTGGTGAATTTTGTTACTTACTTTTTGCATCTTCGTTCCTAAAGTTTGGAACCATTGTCCTTGTGTATTGAAGAATCCTAATGAGTTATCCCAAGCTGTTTTAGCAGCATTCAAAGATTTGTTACTTACAGCTGACCAGTACTCATCTGCAGCAGAAGCATCTTGGATCAACATATCCAATACCTCTAAGTCAATCTCTAATGAAATATACTCAGACATAATTGATGTCAATTCCGCTTCAGCATCCAATGCTTGGTAAGCGTTCAAATCTTGTGCGAATTCAGGTGTCCATTGTGCTTTCAACTTACGAGTTTTAGCAACAATTGCTTCTGATTTCATTTTGATATCAATTTGAGGAATCGCTAATTGATCAGTTGATGTAGATTCTGCGTTAGCATATCCTGCACCTGATGCATCTTCGAAATCTCCACGGTTGTTATCAACTGGTTGGATGTTGTAGAATATAGTACCAGTACCATTGACAGCACCTGAACCTGAAGCGAAAATAAATGTAACGCTTGAGTTATCAGTAGTTGTATATTGTGGTAAACCAGCTGCTGGGTTGAATGTAGATCCACTCAATACGAATGCACGAACACCTTTTCTATCAAAATTTGGGAAAGTTGAACCGGTAACGTTTACTTTTTTCAAGTTACCTGCAGCAACTGAAGCTGACAATTCAGCATCATAGTCTACATCAGCCCAAGTAGCTGAAGCTGTAACTAATGATAAAGATTGAGAGAATTGGTTGATTGTGTATCCGAAACGACCTGCACCATACAAACCATCAGATGGATCAGCACCGTTAGCTGGATTCGTATTACCATACATAGAAGCTGGTGATGAAAATGCATCACTAGGTCCACCGAATTTCAATTGTTTCTCTTGACCATATTGGAAATCCAAGAAGAAAACTAGACCTGAAGGTAAGTTCATTGGTTGTACAGATACAAATTCTTTAGAAGAGATTGCACCAAATACTTTACGTACTAATGGCAAAGCAACTCCAGCCCACTGACCACCAGCACCTGCTGTAAAAGTACCACCTGTAGTACCGTTAGTTGAAGTTTCAACTACTAATTGTTTTGCTTGATTTTCTAGGATTAAAGCCATGTTGTTTTTCTCAATCTCGTTTCCAAGACCTTCTAACAAACCTGTTTTACCCCACTTTGCAGACATTCTAGCTGCATCACTCTGCATATTTTTCCATCCGGAAGCAGAGCTTTCTAAAAGTGAATTAATGTTTGACATTGTTTTTGTTTTTTTAGTTTAAAATTAAATAATACCAGCCAATTTTTGGAATCTAGACACCATGTCATTTGATTCAACTATTGGTTGTTTTGCGTTTGTTGTACCTGTTCCTTTTGAAGCACTACCATAATTTTCATTAACTTTACTATTCTTTGTCTTTAATCCCTCGTTTAAAGTTTCGAATACCAATTTAACTTCTTTTACTGTTGTAGCTTTATCAAATGATGTAAGTACAGTTACTTTTTGACTTTCAGTCAAGTTTTTAGCTTTGAAGATTTTATTTGTGAATAGCAATTTAGCATTCAACAAGTTAATTTCATTCAAATCACCACGAAGGCTTTTAATAGTAGCTAAAGCTTCATCTAATTCTGTTTGAAGTGTTTCTGAAGTTGAAACTACACTTTTAGAAGATCCACCTAATCCAGACAATTTCAATTGTTGTCTTAAATCTGATACATCTGATCTAACAGCATCAGGTGTTTGTCCTTTTTTCAATTGTTCATTTCTGAATTTCATGATGAGAGGAGATGCCATTTCTAGTGCTGCTTTTTTATCATCCATTGCGATGATTTCATCAGCTTCAGCTTGATTAGCTTTAATGAATTTTGTTGCTGCTCTTTTAAAAATATCAAAAGCCTCATCTAACTCTTCTTCTTCTTCGTACATCATTGATTCATCTTCCATTTCTTCGTCCATACCTTCGATTTCAGCTAAAAGTTCGTCCAAATTTACTTCTTCCTCTTCTTCGCTTTCTACTTCTTCACCTTCTTCACCTTCAACTTCCTCACCAGCTTCTAGTTCGCCTGAGCTAACCATGTCTGAGATTACATCTTCAATGAATTTTTTAAGGTCTTCATCCGTCATATCTTCTAGATCTAACGGTTCACCTTCTTCAGTTTCCATTTCCTCTTCTTCAGATTCCATTTCTTCTTCTTCTTCGTTCAGCTCGTTTAAAAGTTCATCCAAATCCATATCATCTTCATCTGCGTCGTCAGTTTCGTATAGTGAAGAATCATCTTCAATATTTCCGTGACCATTTACATTGATCATAGGACCAAATCCTGATTCGTCCAATTCTTCTTCTTCATCTTCTTCATCCATTTCTTGGAGTTTCATAGATAACATAGATTGTAATTGTGGTGTGAATGCTTCTTCTAAAGCCGCTTTTGCATTTGCGATTGCCATTTCTTTAACAGCTTTAGCATCTGCGAGTGCTTCTTTAAGCAAGTCTCTGTTTGTTGCCATTTTTCCTAAATTTATTTTTTTGTTGGGAAAGTACGTTTATTAAGAAACGTAATAGAAATTATTTAATTGATGCTGTATCGGAACCGAGGGGACAGCATATTCAGATTATACGTATATGGGTTGGGTCGCAAAGTCGCAAGGACAAAAAAAGCCTGCAAAAGCAGGCTAGATTTTGTTATTTTGATCTTAAATTACCAAACGGGACATGTTCCTTGCGAACATAATATATCTGTAATTATTGAATTTACTTTAGAATATGGATCTACATTTGATGTTGACATTCCTTCATTTAATGGTTTCATAAATGATCCTGGGTTAGATGGTGTGGATACAAAATCCCAACATAGCAATTCAAAATCGTCTTGTACCTCTAACACGCCTGATTTTTCTTGAAGTGAACCCATACCACGAGATGAAACTCCTACTGTAATTCCACTTTCGATAAGTGCTTTTAATATATTTCCTGATGGTGTAGGTAGAATTTCAATTTTACCCATTACATCATCTCCAACCCACCATAGCTCTGCTATGTTATGTGATACATTCTTCAAATTAATAATAGATGACTCTGGGTGGTCTAGTTCTCCTAGTGCTCTATTTTCGCGAACCGATCCCATGTATTTGTTTATCTCACGTTCCCATAGGTCTTTAGAATAATATCTACCATTACCGTTTTTAATTTCGGCTGTAGCTAATATACCTTCTACCATTGGATTCCCACGTCCAGATGTTTTACCTTCTGTTAGTGAAACGGGAGATACTTTAAATAAATGAGTCTCTATTAATATTTGTTTATTCATTATGTGTTTTATTAATCGTTATCTGATCCTTCAAAACCCATTCTTAGATGATTCTCTAAATCATTTCTCATACGTGGGTCAAATTTAACCAAGATATCTTTAATCTCTAACCCATCATTGTACATTTCTTCAGCACGTGTAGCTGCCTCTTCGAATCCAGGGATTTTTAAAGTTTTTAAATAACGCTCTAAATCATTTCGCATACGTGGGTTAAACTTAACTAAAATATCTTTAATCTCTAAACCACCATTATACATTTCTTCGGCACGTGATTTTGCTTTTTCGAATTCAGGATTTTCTTCAGCATCTTCTATCTCGTCAATTACTTCAACTTTTTTGCCTTTACCTCTACCCATGATTTTTTCAACTTTGGCTTTAGCTCTTTCTAAAAGTTTAATTTCTTTTTGAATTTTTGATGTTGCTTTTTTATCCATCATTTCTTTTAAATCTTCATCTTCATCTAATTTTTTCAATCGATTTTGACGGTTCTCAATTTCAGCCATAATTTTTTCCATTTTAGAACCCATTACCTCCATTGCTGCTTCAGCTTCAATTTCTTTCAAACGCTTATCAACGTTTTCATTTAATGGTTTTTTAGCTAATTCTTCACGAATGATTGTGCTAATTACTCTACGTAATTTTGTTTCTTGTATATTCATATCTTCATTTTCTGCTGTTTTCTCTACCGGTACGAATACACTGATATTTCCTTTTGAGTTAATTTTAGCACCTTTAATTTTCCAAACTTGTTGACCTCCCAATACAGCAGGTTCAATATTTGTTCTATCCATTAAATGTTTTCTCAAATATGCATTTCCTGCTTTTGGTCCTAGGTTAGCATGTAATACTTTAGTGATAAAAATTCTATCATTATCTTTTACAATAAGGTTTCCTTTTCGTCTTTCTATTTTTTCAAAATCCTTATCAAACGTTAAATATTTGTCTGTTGGGTCTCTTTCTTCTCTATCTTTTTTAGGAGCTTTAAGGTTAATGTTAACCAATTGGTATGCTTCATCCATAGGAGAAGCATCAGCTACTAGTTTTTCTAATTTCTCGTCGCCGTCTTTATCACGGATTATGTTTTTGACTGAGTTAATTACATTTTCATCAGTCATGCTATTGATTACACCCATCGTATAACCCATATCCATCAATACATCTCTTAACTTTTCAGCACCTTCATTCAAATCACCATATCCAGATGATTTAAATTTTCCTTTAGCCTCTTTTGGAGTGCCTAAACCAGGTGCTTCAGTTGTATAACCTAAACCTTTAACTCCAAATTGACCATCTTTAGTATAGTGGATTGGATCTTTAGCTAAGTTTTTAAATACGATATCTTTCAATTCCTGCATTGTTTTATCTGCATTCTTTGGGTCTTTCATTTCAGCATAATAACCCATCATGATTTGATCAAATATCAAATTATCAGGATTTTTATCATCTTTGTTATCGTACATATGCTCAAGATCGTCTTCAACTTGATCTGATGTTTTCTTTAATTCTGCCTTTTCAGTTTCTTCTTGTGATTTTACTGTTTTAGCTTTAACTTCTTTTGCTTTAATCTCAGGTGATTTTGCTTCTTCTAAGAATTTTTCAAAAGCAGTCTCATATGGTTCTTTAGTTTTAGTAGAGAATGGTGAGTTGATTGGCTCTAAACCTGTAAAGTTCTCAGTAATTACACCTTTTTGTTTCAATACTTTTTCAGCTTCGTCAAACGTAGCTGCATTACGGATATAATTTGGGAATTGACGTTTAGCCTCAGTTAAGAACATACCTTTGTGTCCTTTATCTTCTTTAATTAATCTGTACTGTTCGTTTAATGTTTTCATTATTGTTCTCCTGTTAATAAAGTTTTAATATCTTTTATGTAATCTAAAATTAGATCAGTTGCTGTAACCACTTCAAATGAACCTGGGTTTTCAGAATAGAATTCCGCTGTTTCATTTTTAGCATTAGATAATAGTGGTAATAGTGAGTTTAATTGGTTTTCTACGTTTTCAAACGCTTGAATACGTTGTTGTTGAAAATCATTATATTCATTTAACATATCATCCTCAAACAACTGCTTAACTTCTAATCCAGATCCTTTAATTTTTTCTGGTACTGGTTTGAATCCAAGTTTGTAATAGTATGGGTTTTTTAATCCTTTAGAATTAGTTCCTTTAGCAAAAGCTCTTGGCGTAGCATATTGAGCACCCTCACCAGGAGAAAAAGTTGCACCACCTACTCCAGTAGATGATTCTTCTTTAAGTTTTTTATACTTTTCTCGGATGATATTTTTTAAAGCCTCACGCATTTGTTACTTCCAATTCGTTTACTAAATCACAATATTGTAATAAATCAATCAAATCATCATCTGTAACTTTTACATTTTTAGATAATGGTTTAATCAAAGATATAACTTCGTTAATTTTAATTTTAGTAACTTGATCTTTTGTAGTATTGTTTAATTTAGTTAATTCGTTTTTGATTTCACTAGATTTAGCAATATAAAATTCTTTCAATTTTGGGGAATTGTCAATTGAATTAAGCAATTCTTTCAATATTGACTTTTGGTGTTTATTTAGATTTTCGTATTTACCATTGAATTTCTCCAAAATAATACGATACGCTAAAGTACGTGTATCTTTATCTGATTTTGCAAATTCCTCAAGTACACCTTCTTGTATTCTTTTCTTTGTAATTGGTGCCGCGGATAAATGCTCCAATATAGTAATCTTATTGTTAATTATAATATCCGGGTTAATTACTTCCATAGAATATGCTTCTAATAGAGTATAAAAAGCTGCTTGGATTTTATAGTTTGGTAACTTGTGATTGAAAAATTCATTCAAGTCATAATGTTTTTGAATCTCATTGATAAGATTGTATTTCTGCTTTCTAACAGCTCTCTTATTAATGTTTTTAGATGATTCTAAAAGCGTACTAATTACCATTTCAGCTTTTGCTTCCGTGATGCTTGTTTTCTTTAGAAGACTTTCGTACAATCTATATTCTTTTCCAAGTTCTGTCTTAACAAAATACTGCTTTAGTATCCCCTTAATAGGAGAATCTTTTCCATCCAAAGTATCGGATGTTATTTGTCGAATTAGTAATTCAAAAAGAATACCAGTATTTTTATACTTCGAATGTTTTATTTTCATTCTATTGTAATTGTTTATTTATTTATAAATATATTGAAAAATATTACTCACGTATCTGACTTTCATCTAATAGCGATTCATTCTGCTTATCCGATTCAAATATCATTTGTTTCTTGGTAGTAGGGATCTTACTTAGCATATCTGATTGGAATTTAGATAATGATCTGTTCTCTAATGCTAGAGGCGAGCCACCTTTGTAATTAGTTCTCATAGATGAGGATTCATCGTCTTTTTTATTTCCTTGAGCTCCAAGTCTATCTTTTCCAAAAGCACTATCTTGAGTATTTCTATCTGTTACTTTTTCTTCAGGTCTACCCAATACTTTATTTTCGTCATATCCAACTGGGACTTCTTCACCAGTTTCATATCTACCTCTACCATATAGTGAAGCTAAATCGTGTGGTGTTCCGTATGATTGGCCTGATATTATTGGGTCATTTCCTTCTGATTCTATTTGAGTTAATCTAAATTTACGTTTAGCATCTTCTCGGATTAATTCTCTCATTTCATCATATTGGTCCTCACTCAAGTGCCAGATATTTTCATATATCCAATCTGTAGGCATTAAATTACCTTCTATCATTGAATTAGACAATTCAACTTTTTCCTTCATCAACGCGATTCTTTCTTGATCGTAAATGATAGATGGTGTTGTTAGTGACAATTCAAAGTTAGTTAAACTTTCAGCTGTGTATCCTTGAGTATATAAATGCACCAAAGCTATTTTGTTTAGTTCGGACAACATTATACGTTGGATTCGGTCAATTGTACGCGCGAATCTAATGTCTTCTGCAGCCAATGTAGCCTTACCCGTTAAATCTTTTTCATAGCCTAAAAACGCCTTAGGTACTTTTAATGCTGCAAATAACTTATCTCTTAAATATTCAACATCGGTAATACCATCATACTGTAAACCCTGTAATGTATCTATTTTAGTTGATTGATCATTACCACGAACAGGAATATAAAAATCTTCAAGTAAGTTTTGCATGTTGTACTTCAAGTTATATTCACCCGTTTGTTGATCAATATATGGAGTACGTTTCATTTTGGATATTGTTTTCTGCATGAAGTTTTCTACTTCAGTAGGTGCAATATTTCCAACATTAATATAAAATATACGTTTTTCCGGTGCACGTGTAATTCTGTGAATCAACATCGCATCCTCCATCAATGTATATTGTTTGAACAATTTACGTCCTGGTTCTAGATAAGATCTACCATAAGGCAAAAAGTTAGTATCAGTTAACAATCGGAAATGAGCCATTTCGTAGTTATCGAATATGATAGAGTTTCCTTGTTGTGCTGAGTTAGGTACATCAAAGTAACCGTAACTAGAGGCTGATATTCCGTCTGGGTCAAATCTAAATCTTACAGATGCAGGATTCTTCATATCGTATCCTTCTTGTCTTTCAATATGATATGCAGTGTATGGGATAACATTATACACACCAAATTTTTCTGCAATCTCTAACTTAAGGAAAAAGTCACCATATTTACACATATTGCGAATCCAAGGCCAAAGATTAAATTCAATGTTTAATACATCGTAAAATAAATTGTATAGTATCTTTTGAACATCTTCATCCGAACTACGAATAGAAAGTACTTCTCCTAAATCGCTCTTTAAAGTAGACTCATCAGCTATAATATCAAGAGCAGAAGCAACAATAGCATCTGTATCCATTGCATCATATTCTGAGTATAGAGTAGGTCTTAGTGTTTGATAGTTAAATGAATTTTGGTAACCGTATAATGATGTAGCTGAGTTTGTGTATATTCTATTGAATCTATCTACTAGAGAGTTTGTTTGTAATTCACCAGATTGTTGGATTTGGTTAACATCCATAACTCTAAGTTGAGTACCACCTTGGTTACGAATAATTACATCCGTTGAGAATAATCGTTTTAATCTCGAAAATAAATCTTTTTGAGCCATATTTTTTTATTGTATTATACTAATAAATATTGTAAAAGCCAACCATTAATTTAAAGCAACCACTTAAGGTCATCTTTGCCTTGAGAATATGGGTTATCCATTTCCCAAGGATTGTCATTAGCTCCATTATTTGAGTACCCTCCAGAAAAATTATATTTAGATGTTGACATGCTTTGCAACATACTTTTGGTTAAATCAATACCCTGCTGTTTCAATTTAAATGTAGTATCACGCATAAATTGAGCTATAGCCATCGGCATAACTAAATCATCATTGTATCCTGTTTGCGCTTCTGCTCTGCCGTTTTTCCAAACAAATACTTTCATCTCTCCTATCAAACGTTTTGATTGGATTGTAACGCCTTTATCTGATAATGCTTCTTGGAATTTACCTATACACAATGGTCTAGTTCTAGATGTCATAGAAAATCCAGCTACCATATTTGATACATCCATAAATTCATTGAAATATGAATCGGATTTTAATTCACCGCCTTTTGGAGAATAGTATAGATTTGGATAACCTCGCTCAATTAATACTTGAAGTGTAGCCCATCCAATATTTGCATTTTCAACAATTAACATTGCTGTGTTATATTCGGTTGCTATACCAAAAAGTAAATGTCCAAATTCTTTTGTTCCAATTTGTCCTTTATATTCGCCTACTTGTGTATTTGTTTCAATATCTAAAATATGGAATCCAGAATAATCTTTTCCATCACCTCTAGCAACATCGGCTACAACCATATACGAACGAGAATAATCTGCTGGCTCCCATATCCATAGGTTTCTGTCTGCTCCTCTACGTTCTAATGGATCTTTAATATATGTTTTTTCATAGAATTCTATATATTCAGGGAAAAATACAACATCTCCAGATGTAGAAAAATCACAATCACATTCCTGTGCTGCTAATCTTGGATCACCTAATAAATCATCTTGTTTATCTCTCCATGATTGATCACGTTCGGGATGAACCATCCAAGGTAATTTAATTGGTAGGAATTGGTTTTCTTGATTTTCTGCTCTAACCCACGTTTTATGAAACCAGTTACCTGTACCATATGGAGTAGATAATACTATAGCTCCACCTCCAGTTGATAGAGTTTGTTGAGCGGATGCCCATGTCTCTTCAATATTATCTATAAAGGCAGCCTCATCTATTATTAGAAGAGAAACGGCTTCTGATCGCGCGGCATCTGCATTGGATGATTTAGCTTGTACTTTTGAACCGTTTATTAACCTTAAAGATAATTTATTATTTTCCGCTTCTTTTATCTTAAGCCACGATGGGAGGTTTTCCCACATAAATTGGACTTTACTTACAAGATTACGAGCAGTAGCTTGTGTTGTTGCTAGTGCTAATATGTTTCGGTCTTGGTGAAACGTCATCAACCAAAGAGCATATCCTGAAGCTAATGTAGATATACCTAACTGTCTAGATTTTAATATTATAGAATATGGATTGTCTCTCCATAAGTGTAATATTTTTTCTTGGAATGGATATAGATTAAATTGAATTCTACCTCTTTGTGGGTGTTGAATAAAACAATACTTTTTCATAAAATGTGCCGGATCTTGGGAACATCTTATATATTCTTGTCTTATTATATTTTTTATATCTTCAGCCATAATGTTATTTAATTGCTATAAACGCAACTAATATAGCTAGTGTTCCTATCAACCCACCACCCAACATTTGAGCTGTAGTTTTTAGTCTATTATTTTTTTTAACTAAATCCTCGTTTGTTGATTTTAGCTCTTTTATTTTTTCTTTATGTGTTTCTTCTTTTAACCCTAAAATCTTGATTTCTGATTTGTGTAAGATTTCCTTCTTCTCAAATGAGACAATAATTGTATCTTGAGCTTTAATTTTTTCTTGAGTTACTTGAAGAATTTGTTTTGTTTGAATTAATTCAGCTTTAACAGAATCTCCCTGTACCAAGTCTATAGCTACTAGTTTAGCTACATGATATGGAAGAATAATTTTACTTGTATCTTTCTGTGAAAAAGTCGTTAAGCTGAGTAGGAGAATAATTCCTAATAGATTTAATTTTGTTACCATAATATATTTGTGTAGTGATTAGTGCTATATTTAAAGAATCTATTTTATTGTTGAATTTAAAAATACTATCGCTATATGATTTTATTCTACCATCCAATGCAATTTGATTCTTTCTAACATATTTTAACTCAATATTCAGACTATCAATTTTATTTTGGTAACTATCGGATTGATAAATAATGCCTGCTCTATGTGTTAGAGCAGACACCAATATCATCAATATTACTAATCCAATACTAAATTGGATGATTTGTTTTTTTGTAAAAGATATAACCGTATTTTTCATGAGTTGAGATTAGATTCCTACTTCTCTACCTGCTGCTTTTTTCAAATCGTTAAGCATGCTAACTGGTAGTTTATATTCTTCTTTTGCTTTCTTTAGGTAAGCGTCAACTTTTGGTTTTTCGTCTTTATATTTTTTGATAAATTTCAACCCTAAATTGAATTTTTCGATTTTATCTTTTGGTGCTGTTTTACCTAATTCTTTAGCTGTTTCGTCTTTACCAATTGATGCTGTCGCTTCTTTATCTTCATCATCCATATCTTTAGTTGATGCTTTTTCTGCTTTAGCTTTTGGTTCAGCTTTTGATTTTGGTTCAGCTTTAGCTTTAGGTTCTACTTTAGCTTTAGTTGGATCAGCTTTACGACCACGTGGACCTACTTCTCTTTCACCACGAACAAGAGCAGCAAATTTGTTGGTTTGGTTTTGAGCAAATTCTTCACCTGCTTTTTTATCCAACAATCCACTAACTTCCTTATCTGCAATGAGAGCATTTAACAATGCTGATTTTGATAGATTTGGATTAGCTTTAATAAATTCAGCTGTTTTTTTACCTAATGGAGTAAGATTGGTTGGTTTGTTATTTCCAAAAGTAACAGGTTCACCTTCACCATCTTTTGTGGTTAATTTAGCCATCTCATCTATTTCTTCTTCTTCAAGTGAAATTTCAGAAACTCCAGATCTTTGTAGTTGTTGTAGTTCTTTTTGAGCAGCAAGAATTTGTGCTTTTTTAGCAGCTATAGCTAAATTTGTAGCCTTTGTTGCTTCTGGGGATTGTCCTACTTCCTTTAATGCTAAAGTGATTTCTTCCTGTATAATTTCAAGTAAACGTGATTTTTTCATTTTATGTTTTATTGATAAATATTATGAAAATAATGTTTGTTTAATTTTTTTAATTCTTTCTTCGGTATTCCCGGATAGTTCTTCATAGTTACGAAGCTTTGGTTTATGTCTAATAATAAGATTTTGAATTTCCTTATCAACTTCCATTCTATATGTTGGATCAATTGTACGAACACCATTATCTTCCAATTCTACCCCCTCAGGTGATACATAGAAAATATAATCATACTCACGCAGTAAATGCGATATTGCATCATTTAAATCATCTGCCATGAAATATGGAATTGATTTAGCTAAGCGTGTGAATGCCATTACATCGATTATAGTACGATCTGTAATCATATTTTCAATAAATAACTCACTTGAGCGCTCTGCTAAAAATATAATTTGACCTTTTAATGTAGAATCTGTATTTAATGGAATACCTAAATCACGTAAATACTTTGAACGTTCAGTTCGAAATTCATATTCAGCAAATTCAGGTAGTTCTTTTAAAGCATTAACTAATGTTGTTTTTCCAACTGATACTGTTCCTGTAAATCCTATACGCATATTAGTTTCTTGCTTTAGTTCCAGATGACTTATAATAAGGTAATCCATCACCATTACGCTTAGATGCTTTCCAATCCTCTTCTGTGAATTTTAAACCATTAATATAATACTCTCTTCTACGAAGATCACCCTCAGGTATAAGAGCAGGACCCTCTAAATTGTGCATTTTACCATCTAGAAAGTACACTACAGTACCGTCTGCTGTTTTTAATTTTTTTGTTTGTGTATTTGACATAACTTTTATATTTATTTAATTAATGATTCTGCTACATATACTCCATGTGCTCCACTTACTGTAATACCACGTGCGCTTAAAGCATCGCCTACAAAGTGTACATTTGGATATTTTGTTAAAGCTAGATTACTATAATCTACTAATGGTTCTGGGCTTAAATATTTTACCTCAGGCATATAAATTCCCCAATCGTCGTTTAATGTTGGAAATACTTTTTTCATATCATCAATAAAATCAACAATATATAGAGCATATTCACCTAATGAATCGTATAGACCATTCAAATTCTCTACTTGAATAGCTGATACATCATTACCTTCTGATGTGGTTGATGGTTTACGAGATGGACTATAGTAAGTGCCTGTACCATCGATTTGTACTTTCTTAACTGCTTCTCTACACCATTCAAATGGATTTTCAATATTCTTAATTTCCATCAATATACCAAAATTTGTCATCCCATTCAAGTACTTTGGATCTTTTTTAGCATGTCCATTGTAACTTACATCACCATATGTTTCCTCTACAGCAACAAATGCTGCATTATTATTTGTACAGAATGAACGTAATGAAACTCCTTTATCATCAAATTTTCTATATAACTTAAAGTCATATGAGATATCGATTAGTTTTTGAAAGTGTTCTTGTGGTGCTTCAAATCGAACTCCAATTTGTACTGATTTAGGTTCATCTGGAAGTTCATATTGGTTTGCTAATTGTTGGGCAAAATCAATACCTGATTTACCCACAGCAAATATAAGTTCATCATATTTAATGGGAAAAGAACCCATAAATTCCATACCAGCAAGCCAATAATGTTCAATTTCTTGTGTTTTGAAATCAATATTTAATACTTTACGTTCCCACATAAAGTTTACACCTTTAGACACTAAATAATCGTACCAATTTTTAGCAATTTCAGATAAATAATCTGTACCTACGTGCCATACTGGGAATAATCGTAAACCAAAATGTGGTTTGATAAAATCAGGTTCTTCTTCAGGATTGGAACATTGTACTTCCTCAGGTTTAGGGTGAAAACGTTTAAAGTTGGTAATGACTTGATCCATTAATTCCATTGCTTTGTCCTCACCTGTATATTTTGATAATTGTCCTCCAATAGCTGTATGGTATGTTAATTTACCATCACTCCAACCTCCAGCTCCTAGAAAACCTGTCATTACCTCTTCAGGTAAACGTTTGTATGGATCTTTACCCATATCAATTATAGTGATTAGTTCGCCAGGGTAACCGTTATCAACTAATTTTGTAGCCGCATTTACACCTGCTACACT